ACCGTCGCCAAACGTGCGCGCTTCCATGTCTCGCATACGGTCTGCGGTATAGCCTCCTGCCGTCCCGTCGCCCAGTCCCGTTGACATTCCGATTGATTGCTCAGCCATGGTGTTTATACTCCTATGTAGCGCGAATAATAGTACATGGTAATGTTAGAATTGGCATCGGTTCCGGTGCCTGATACGCCGATGGTGTTGACACCGTATGGTACCAGGTCGGACTCGGGGTATATCTTCCAGTTCACCGGGTCTGACACTGCGGTCAATGCGCTGAACTGATTCACGCCGTCCTGATCGTAGACCGTATAGACACCATAACTGAGGTCAATCGTCCATAGCGCACTCGCCGGAATCGCTGTGTTGAAACTAATGATGTTGCCGAGTGTGTCGACGAGTGCCAGATTTGTCACGGGGCCTGTTACTTGAATAATCGGATACGACTCCCACGTGCCGTCGTAGTTAAACGTAGTGTACTTGTCGAGGCCGTTGGCGCCGTAGGTCACCGGGTAGAGTTTTGGGTATGACGTCGGTGTTCCCGATGTAAGGCCACTCAACACGACAGAGTTCTGCGTCGTGTCCACCCATGTCGGGTCGTTGCATCGAATCTGTACTGTCGTGCGTATCGCATTGTAGTGACTGTCAGTATCGAGTGACAACTGGCCAAATACGCGCCCGGTGATAGTACGGTCGTATGTGGTTGCGCCGTCTGTCCACGCGATGCGAATCTGTACCGCATCGTCAGTCATGCGAAACAACGACGTCAACTTTGCGCGCTTCGTGAATGAGTCCTCGGGTGACGAAGCCTCGACCACTAACGGCAATTGAATGATGCGTGGGTCAAGGCGAAAACCAACGTATGTGTCGCCTTGTTGGAACGGCCCGCGTTGCGTCAATTGATGACTCGGAGCCAAGCCGAAGCCGACCGTACCGACGAGATAGATTGGATAGTCGATATCGCCTGCCAGTGCGACCGCGGTGTTCAGGTCGTATGTCTTATTGTTGCGGATGAATTGTAGAATCATGCCGAACCCCCCAATGTCATCATCATAGCCTGAGCGTCGGCAATCAGCGACGATTCGCTTTGTGTCGTTGCGTATGACGCACTAAATGTATAGTTGTTGATTGTCGACGCACCGGTTGACGCTCCGATTGCTGCGGTGTCGCGTGCTGCGTTGACCACGTCGGGTATACCGTCGAGGATGCCAAGCGCCATGCCTTTGGAGAAGTTGACGCCGACCTGATCGCGCATAAGTTTCGACGGCGACTCCATACCGAGGAAATTCTTTGCCGCTTCGTATGCTTCACTCGCCGCATTCTTTGCAGCGGTTGCAATCTTGCCCGCCGCGTCGCTGATGCCGTTGGCGATACCTGTGGCAATGTTGGTGCCGACCTCGGTGAACTTACTCATCATTGTATCGAGGACACCTTTGACCTTTGTTTCGAGTGTCGTGAAGAATCCGGTGATGTCCTTGATGGTTGTATCAAGCGTTGTCTTCAACGTCGTCCATGCGCCTTGAAAATCGCCCTTGACGAGTTGTGACAATGCGGTCAAGATGCCGGTCGTCGTTGCCATTCCGATGGTAATCAGTGAATAGAACGCATCGAGTACGACTTTAATATACGGCCACGCAATGGTAAAGCCGTCGCTCAGCAGTTGCCACGCAATCGTCATACCTTGGAATGCTAAGACGAGCACGTCGCGCACCAATGTAGCCAACGCTCCCAACTGCGTCGACAATGCTTCAAGATATCCAACCATTACAGGCGAAGCCAAGTATTCACTGATTGCACCGCCGGCGCTGGTCATCGCGGTCAGAAACACCGTGCCGAAGGTCGTCGCCGCGTCGGTCAATGGTTGCAAGAAGACGAGCACCGTTGCAAGACCGCCGCTCAGCATAGCCAGTACGCCGGGTATGCCTGCGATGGCATTGCGGATCGTGTCGAAGACTCCCGACGTGGTGCCGGTTTCTTGCATAGATGTTATCCACTCGGACAACGATGTGACCACGCTGGCGATAATCGGTACAACGGTGTCGGCCATGAACGTACCGAACTCCATCAAGATAGGCATCAGCGCTTCGCCGAGGGTCTGCTGTATGTCGGCAAACTTCTCTTTGAGCACGACCTGTTGCCCTGCGTAGGTGTCAACGGCAGCCGATGCGCTCCCACCGAATTGGGTATTGAGTTCCGCCATCATGACTTCTTGGGCACCGGCGACGTTGCCCGCTTCGACCATGGCTTTAATCATCGCCTCTTGGTCCGCGGTGAATTGCACACCGCTTCGGCTCAGTGCCGCCAAGCCCGCCACCGGGTCGTTCAGTGCCTTGCCGACTTGCATCGCGGCGCTGTTTAGGTCGATGCCCAACGCTTGGGACATGTCGAGGATGGACTGCGTCGCGCTCCCGAAGTTCTCGCCCTTGATGTTGGTGAAGGTGGCGAGGACGTTCTGCGCGCCGAGGATGGCGTCATCGGAGAACAACGACTGGCCCGACGTTGCGCTCATGGCGCTCGCCATATTCGCCATCTCGGCTGCGGTTAATCCGGCGGCGCCTCCCGTCGATTTGATTACCGCTTCGGTTTGCGCCATCACAGATTGGAACGCCGAAGCCTCGTCGATTGCGCCACCGATAAAATCAGTGACCGCTCCGATGGCCTGCTTGCCCAACTGCATTGCCATGCCTGCGATGCCTTGGCCGATGCCTTGCAAGACACCGGTCATCGTAGCGCCCATGCCAGAAAACGACGAGCCCGCTTTGCCAGCGTTTTTGCTGACGTCGTCGAGCCCGTCGTTTACGGCCTTGGTTGTCTTCGTTGCGTCGTCTTCGCTCTTAAAGCGAATCAGTACTGTCTCTTCGGCCATTACTTCTTAGTCCTTCGCTCGCGTACTTTGCGTTCGACTTGCATCATGGTGAGGTCTTCGTGAATAACTCGCCATGGTACCGCTTCCAGTTCCGTCGGTGTGCAATGGTACACGTCGCGACACATAATCAGCCGTATATATTCCATTGGCGCCTCCTCGCCCACCCAAAGGTGTGCGCTCAGCGCCTGTTTTAGTTTCCCAGTGATGGCGACAACGAACCGAGCACGGCTTTGACGATTGCCGGAAAGTGTTTCGCCGGAATGTCTTCAAAGGTACCCTCGGTGACGGTGACGCACTTGCGAAGGATTGACACGGTGACCGCGAGGTCGTCTTTGCCGGCTTGTAACTTGATGAGATCGCCGATGGTTAACTTCGAATCATCGACCGTGTATTCATGAGACATGTGGGGTATCTCCTATGTAGAAATTGTGTGGGGCTAAAGGTTGGCACGCGGTCACGCCCCACCATGACCGCACGCCCTACTATGCGACGTCAGTGTACGTGATGCCTGGACAACGTACAGTGAAGGAAACCATCAAGGCATCGGCTGAGGATGCATCGACGGCTGGGTAATCGATGGATGTGATGTAGCCCGTTGCTGCGGTCTCGATTGAGTTTGCACTTGCGGCGGCGCCCTTTGGCAACCACTTGATTTGCACCGCGCTCTTGGCTGCGAAGGCGGCCTGCGCAACCATGAACGGCTCCGTGGTCAGCACTTCGGTATACAAGATGTTGACAGTGACGTCGACGGGCTCATACTTGCCCAACAGAATGATTGCACCGCTCCCGTCGAGGGTGTAGGTATCGGAGTTCATCACTGTGGCGGTTGCGGCGTCGACGCTCTGCGTTGCTCCGCTGATATCGACGTACGAACCCGCGGCCACCTTGATGCTGACCGTCGAAGCGACGCCGTTTACTGCGGCTGTGGTTTGTGCCATGTCTAAGGTCTCCTATTGGTTAATCTCACGGAATACAAGGGTCGCCACGACGGCGTCATAGTTACGGCCCGAAGCCGCTGGGAACTCTAAGACCTGCGCACGACAGCGAAGGTCAACCACTGCCCACGACGGTGCCGACAACGTGCGCACCGCGTCGTGGTATGCGGCGAGATACGACTCGACACTTGGCGCAATGTCTTTTAACCCCAAGCCCATGCCCGCGGAGCGGAGTAATGCAAGGTCGGTTATAGTCCATTCCGCCATCATCACATGGCCAGTACCTCCGAGCGTCTTGGTTTGCACGCGTGCGGAACTCATTCCGATGGCGCTGATGATACGCATCGGAATGTCGGCAATCTCTGCGGAGTCTCGTAGCGATGCGCCGCGGTATACCGTGGTGACTCCGCTGACCGTCATCGCCTCGACCGCGTCAAGGATGTTGTCGAGTTGAGACATTACGAGTGCCTCACGTATTTCTTGATGATGGTCGTCACGTCGCTGGGGAACCGTCCCGGCGCCATCAATACGCCGTCTGCGCTGATGATGTTGCGGTCAGTATCCGGGCCACCTTCGCGGCGTCGGTACAGGTACGCGCCAAGCATAAGCGTCGCGTTGACGATGTCCGCTGGCGGTGTCGTTGAGTATGCAAAGCGTCCGACCACACTGATGGAATACTCCGGCGAACCGGTGAATGTCCATTCGATGTTTGCGGAGTCTTTGAGCCGGATCGCGTAGAACGGCAGTATGTTCTTGTCAATCATGACGACGTCAGACAATGACACCGCGGTGCCGTTGCCGTTGGTTATCGATGTGATTGCGCAGAGGTCAGTGCCGAGCCAGAGGGTCCGATGGTCGTCCTCGAGGTCACCTAAATAATCATGACGCCGTAGTGGCGTGTAGTACCGCGTGGTATCGGCAGCCGCTTCGAAGAGCCGGTGCGTCTGTCGTTCGATTTCGGTCTGTGCACGGCTCACCGCGTTGCCAAGTTGTGTGTCGTCCGTCGTAGCGGTTGCGCCGATGTACGCACGCAAATCCGCAGCGGTTGCGTATGCCACTTAGACCACCTTTGTCGTTCGCTTCGGTTTCTCCGATGGCGCTTCGTTCTCCAGCGCGACGGCCGAACCTTCGGCAATGAGTTGCTTGGCTTCCGCTTCGCTCACGTCGATGATTTCGCCAGCGCTGTACGGTGTGCACGCTTTGGTTTCTGCGTCGCGGAACACGATGCCCGATAACATTTGAATCTTCATAGTGGGGACTCCGTTTATAGGGAGGTGTCAAGGAATCCTTGACACCTCCCTGATTGACTAAGCGTGGACGCCGACTGCGAAGGCTTCGATTTGGGTCACGTCGCCACCGTAGCGCCATGAAGCGACGATGTAGGTCAAGCCCTTGCGCACGTCGCGCCATCGCTCGATCTGGACACCGCTTGCGCGCTCGACAAATGCGTAGAACGAGTAGTTACCGAAGATAATCGATTTGTTGGTCGTGGCAATCGCTGGGATTTGCGCCGACAACATCACCGGCCATCCTTCGACCGTGCGCTGGCCGTTCACGGTGTCCGTGATGCGGTTGTAGTTGGTCAGGTCGAGGGTCTTCAATGCGCCCCAAGTGGAGTTCTGCATAATGAAGCCGGTTTCGCCGTTGGTCAGGTATTCGCCTGCAACGTCGGTGCTGAGCCCGACAATCTGCGCGTTGGTGATTGCCGCTGCGCTGAATGCGAAGGTGTTGGTGACGCGGGTCAACAAGCCGTAAGGCTGCGAAGAACCGGAACCGTTGACAATGTAGTTGTTTGCGCTGACTGCCATCGCCCGTGCGATTTCGTTCTGCAGGAATTGCTCGAGGTTCGACGAAGTGTCGGCCATGAGTTCATCCGACAAAGCGAACTCGAGGGTGTCTTTGTAGAGTTGGATGGTCTTCGAGTTGGCGAGGTTTGGCTCGGATGCCGTTGCGGTCACACCTTCGGCGACAATCCCCGGGGTTGCCTTGACGGACTGCGCAGGCATGATGTGTTTCCACGATTCCGTCTGTACGCGGGTGAAGCCGATTTGACCGAGGAACGAAAGTTCGTCACGGCGTGCGGTGATTTCGCGGTTGATGGTCGTTGGGACCGTGAAGCC